GCTTCCACCAGACATGGGCCTTGCGCTGTCCATCCGGTGTCACGCCACCGCTTTCCACCACCATGGTGGGGGACCCGAGATGACGCTCGAGATGGGCGCGCTTGGCGGCGATGTCGCCGCTGTCGATATCCACGACCACGGCCTGCATCTGGTAAACGTCGGCGGCCTTGGCCTGGCCGCTTTCCGCGACCGTGCCGGGAATGACGTAGACCGCCGCGCCTTCGCGCGCGGCCCAGCCCGCGAAGGTCGCCATCTTCCCGGGCGCCGTCCCGTCGGCCGCGATCCAGATATTGTGCGGTCGCCCGTCGATCCCCTGGCCCTTGTCGATGAAGCTGCGCACCGGGATCAGGCCTTCGCAGTAGCCGAACACCATCTCCATGAACTGCGCGATCTGCTCGGGGTCTGGCTCGTCGCCGAACACGTCAATCTGGCAGGGCGCGTCGTTGAAGTCGCGCCAGGGGTTAAAATGGACGAGATTGGCCTCGGGGTGGTCGGTCGTGCTGCCGTCGCGCATGTCTGTGTCCTCGGGTGGTTCGGGCGGGTCCTTTGGGGCGTCGCTCATACGGGTTGCTCCCAGCAGCGCTTGGCCCATGGGCAGAAGCGGCATTCGAAGAAATCGCGGTTCTGGGCCACGCGCGGGAGCAACTCGCCCGCGTCGGTGGCCCGCAGGATCCGCACCGCGCGATCCGACATGCGCTGCGCGAGCTCGGCGTCGAAGGGCACCAGTTCGTGGTGCAGCTCGGCGGTGTCCTTGTTGATCGCGGTGAAGAGCGCCGGGTTGGCCGAGATGCCCGGCACGGTGGCTTCCATATAGGCCTGGTAGAGCGCGATCTGGGCGGCATAGACGGGCTTGCCGACGGTCACGCCCTTGGCCACCGTCTCGCGCCAGTTCTTCGCGTTCATGGTCTTGCATTCCCACAAGCAGGGCGTGCGCAGACCCATGGCGGCGGGGGCGCCCATGACGATCCCGTCCACATGGCCACGGATCCGCCCGCCGGCGACCGCGAAGCCGAACTGGCCGCCGTCGCGCTTCCGGGTTACGAGATCCAGCCCCGCCGCCTGCAGCCAACGGCTCGCCAGATCCTCGCGCTCGTGGCCAATCGCGAAGATGCGCAGCGACTGGCCGCTGAAGTCCTGGCCCTCATCCTTCGGCGTCGCCGTGAACTCGAACTGCAGAGCACGCTCGCATGAATGGCCGAGGCGCGAGCCGCCCAGATAGTCGCGGGGCGGCCGCATGGCCTGATCGGCGGTGAGCGTCCGGTCGACGGCGGCGTTGACCCGGTCGGCGAAGCTGGGGCGGCGGTTATAGTCCAGCATGCTGGCCTCCTTCGTATCTGCGATGGGCGAGCCCGTGGCAGGTCGAGCAGAGCCATTCGACCGAGAGCGGCGCGTCATAGTCGTGGTGATGCGCTTCGAGGTCGGTCACGCAGCCACATCGCTGACACCAGACCGGCACGATGATCCGGCAGGCCTTGACGGCGCTCCTGACGATGCTGTGCGCCTTGTTCTTTTCAGCGTGACGCAGCCGATAGCGGCGCTGCGCCTCCCGATGTTTTTCGGGATTGCGGAAGTTCTGCGCATAGGCGCGCTGGTATTCCCGGCGGCAATCCCGGCACCAAGCCTGTAGGCCATCGGGGCTCCGGCGCCGCACGCCAAACTCCACCGCCGGCTTCTTTTCGCTGCATTTGCTGCACGTTTTCATCAGAACGGTACCTCCGGCGTCTGCGCCCGGGCGATGTCAGACATGGCCTCGCGGAAGCCCTCGACGGCTTCCTCGATCAGCGCGCGCACCTGCGCCTCGGTCAGTTCGCCGAGCGGGGTGGCCCAGCCGATCTCGTCCATCAGCAGCGCCACGCGCTTCATGGTGGCGGTGATCGCGGCACGCTCTTCCTCGGTCAGGTCAACCATGGCGAAACGCTCCCGCGCCAAGCGCGTCCAGAAGGACTGGCAGGGCATCGAGCAGAACCAGACCGATGGCCGGGGCCGCTTCGACCGGTGCGGATCGAACCAGCCAAAACCACGGGTGGGTTGCCGGCAGACAGCACAGAGCGTTCCACGCGGATGCCAGAGCCGCCGCCGGTCCTCGGCCGGGATGGAGGTGGATGTGGACATGGGTCATGCCGCCCTCCGTTCGAGCCGGGCGGCCGCGTCGATCAACTGGCGGATGGCCTGCTTGTTGAAGCCGAAGGTCATCAGCGCGGAGGCGCGGTAGCGCGTCAGGCCGAAGTCATGGCGGCATTCGGGTGGCAGGTACTGGAGCTGCTTCTCGGTCGGCGGCTGGCGCAGCCAGGATCGGGTCTTGAAGGCGCTTTCGTCGGTCTCGTGGGTGTTCAGCCAGTCGTCGGCCTGCGCGAGGCAGACCGTGCGCTCGCCGACGCCGAGCAGATGCGGGCGTTCGCCTTTGGCCCCGCCGATGGCGTACCAGACCCCGTCCAGCCAGAAGATGCCGCCCCAGGCCGCGAAGCCCGTGGCCATCAGTGCATCGTCGGTGCCGTAAAGGTCGACCCACGCGAAGCTGGAACGCTTCAGCAGGTCGATCTCGGTCATCATGAAGCCCGAGAGCGGCGCGGCACCGCTGCCTTCACCGGCCTCTTCATCCTCCCGCGGGAACGCCTCGCCGCAGAGCGGGCATTCGGTGGCGGCCAGCGGGATCTCCGCCTCGCAGGCCTGACAGGTCTTCGTCGGCGCCTCGCCGGTCTCGGTCTTGCCGTCGAGATCGACATCCTGTTCCAGCGTGCCATGAATCAGGCTCGAGGTGCCGAAATCCAGCACGACGCAGTCGGTCTTGACGATGCCGGGGTGTTCCTCGGGGTCGACGGTGCGCAGGCCGCGCCCGACCATCTGGATCATCGTGGACTTGTAGGAACTCGGTCGCAGCAGCACGACGCAGGAGGTGGGCGGGTGGTCCCAGCCCTCGGTCAGCACCGCCACGTTGACGACGACGCGGATGTCGCCCGCCGCGTAGTCGGCAAGGATCGCCTTGCGGGTCTCGGCCGCTAGGTCGCCGTGGATCAGGGCGGCGGAAACGCCCGCCGCCCTGAACGCGTCGGTGACATGCTCGGCATGCGCGACGGTAGAGCAGAACACCACGGTCTGCCGCTCGCCTGCCTTCTCCTTCCAGTGGCGGATCACCTCGTCGGTGACGGGGGCGCGGTCCATGATGCCCGCCACCTCCGCCATGTCGAAATCCGACATCGTCTTGCGGACCGAGCGCAGCTGGTCCTGTACGCCCACGTCGATGACGAAGGTGCGCGGCGGCACCAGGTGGCCAGAGGCGATCAGCTCGCCCAGCCGCACCTGATCGGCGACATTGTCGAAGACCTCGCGCAGACCCTTCTTGTCGCCCCTGTTCGGCGTCGCCGTGACCCCGAAGATGCGGGCGTCGGGATTGGCCTCGCGCACGCGGTCGATGATCCGGCGATAGCTGTCGGCGATGGCATGGTGTGCCTCGTCGACAACCAGCAGGTCGAGGCGCGGCATGTCGGCGAGGTTCGACGCCCGCGCCAGCGTCGGCACCATGGCGAAGGCGACCTGGCCGCCCCAGGACTTCTCCGTGGCGTCGATGACCGAGGTGGCGACGCCCGGCACCACGCGCTGGAACTTGGCGCGGTTCTGCGCCGTCAGCTCGTCACGATGCGCCAGAACGCAGGCCTTGGCCCCGTCGCCGATCATCTCGCCGGTGACCGCCGAGAGCATGATGGTCTTGCCCGCGCCGGTGGGCGCCACACCCAGCGTGTTGCCGCGGGAGGCGAGCGCAGCCACGCTGCGCTCGACGAAGGTCTTCTGGCGGGGGCGCAGGCGCATGGCCGATCCCCCCTTACTGCGCCCAGCTCGGCCGACCGGCGGCGCCGGGGGCGGACGCGGGCGGGCTGGGCTGAGTGGTCGTGTTGGGCTGCTGCGGGGCGTGGCCCTGCGCCGGGGCGGCGGTGAATTGCGGCGCGACCGCGCCCATCAGTGCGGCGTAGTCGCGATGATCGGGGGTGACGGCGGCGCGGATTTCGTTCTTGTCCTCGCCGTTGGTGTCGGTCCCGATGTCGATGCGGGCGACGAACTCGACCCCGTCGAGATCGCCGAACCCGTTGATCCGGCGGCGGGCCTGCGCCTCGGGCGAGTTGTCCTTGTCGGACACGCCGCGCGCCGAGTTCA